CTTGATCACATCTTCGATGATGGTGGCCGCCATGATGGGCAGCAAGCGGTCTGCCAGCGAATCACTGGCAGACAACAATCCTGCACCGGGCAACGTGATTCCAAGTTCCCTGGAAACTTCGGACAAGACTTGTAAGACGTCGCCCAAGGAACGTCTGCCGGGCCGTGCCTCCCTTGCTGCCAGACGTTCCTTGGCTTTCTTGCCTGCTTCGATGGCCGCACGGCGGGCAGGGGTGTCGCCCACACGACCCAAGCCATCTTCGATGATCTTGTCGATCAGCTTTTCTCGATTTTCGCTGGAAGCCAGCCGTCGATCGAACAATTCGGACAGCAACCGGTTCTTGGCGGGCCGACCGCGAAGATTTGGTGGAAGGTCCTTAGCGATGTCCAAGATTTCGTCGCGCAAGTCCTGCGTCACCCGAAGGCTGGAATCACGCACCTGATTGTAGATGCTGGCGGCCAGTGCATTGTCGGGTCGCACCACACCACCGGGCAGCAGGTCCCGGTACAGCGCAACAACAGTGCGGGACACAATGTCGTCGAAGATGGCTGAATCCGTGACCCCAACTGGGGTGGGGGACATGGACCGCACACTAAGTTCGTCCAACTGGCGCAGCCCGCTTGCACGGCCACCGGGTCCGGTAGCCCGGGCGACCAGGATGTCGTCCAACACCTTGGATGCTTTCGCAGGGGTGACCAACCTGGCGCCGAATTGCCCCCCAGCTTCGACCAGGGCAGCAACTTCACGTTGAGCATCGGCCAGTTCTTTGGCAGCCGTGGACTTCGGTGCAGCAACCGATGCGCTGATTTGCACGTAGTCATCGGGGACTTGTGCCCGCAGTGTGGTCCGAACTTCGTCCGCAGGGATTCCGGATTGCCGCGACACGATGTCCACTACGGCGTCTTCGGTTCCGAAGCGCGGGATGTCTTGCACTTCAGGGTACGTGCGACGGGCCATCGTGCCAAGCAATGCCCGGTCCCTGACTGCCTTCAAGGGTCGCGCCCGCGCAGCGGCTGCGCGGGCGGGTGTGACTGCCTTCACAACCTTGGTTGCACCTTTGACGGCAGGGGCAACAACACCAATCGGGGTGGCAGGCGTGAACAGTTCCGACAGCGTGCCGGTGCCCCACAAGACGTTGCGGGCGTACTCTTCATTTTCCCCGAAGGCTTTGGCGGTCGCTTTGACCAACGGGGTGATTTGCGAAAGCTCATCACCGATGCCACGGCCTTGCTGGATGCCCTGTGCAAGCTGGCTGGTGTAGTCCAGGGATTCATCGACCCGCCTGCGCCCTTCGGGATCTGCTCCAAACCCTACGGGTTGATCACGAGTAGTCGGCACGTCGAAGAACGACAATGCAGGTGCAATGATCGTCGTGTTCAGGAATGCAGGGGTCAACGTACCAATTGTACGCATTGACGCGCCCAAGGCTGTTTCAGTAATGCCCTGACCCGGAACACGTTGACTAAGCAAGTTCTTGATGGCGGACTTCTGTTCCGCGGGCATGTTCTGACGTTCCATTTGGAACGCCAGGGCAGCAGATTCCGGCATGATGGTTTGCCGGGCCATGGCTTCGGTGACCCGTTCACCGGTCGTTGGTTCCCGTAGTTCACCGGTGATGGGGTCACGGTACTTCTGCACCGGTTCGGCCAAAGGCGGCTGGAACACATCGACCATGCGGGTGGGTCGAAGGAACGGAAGCGCAGGGGATGGACCTGGTTCGACCCCTTCGGGAGTAACGGTGCTGGATCGCCGTTCGATTTCCTGTTGTCGTTCCAAGTCGATCAACGCTTGGGTTTCGCTGACCGGAAGATTGCGGCGGGCAGCGATTTCACCCGCACGCTTTTCAGCAACCTGCTGGATGTCTTCGGCTTCGGCTTGCGTTCCAGGAACGGGGATGCGGCGCGGTTCGGGTTCGGCAGACACCGTGACACCGCGGGATTGCTTGGCAATCAGCGCGTCAAGCTGTGCCTGAATCAGTGCAGCCTTGTCGGCCTGACCAGCAATGCGCAGTTCCGTGGCACGGCGGGACAGGGTTGCGATGTCCGCCACAGGGCGCGCTGGCGGCGTCTGGACGGGCACGGGTGCGGCGACCGGGCGCGCAGCCGCTGCGCGTGCGGGCGCGGGCGCGGGCACAGGGGCAGGGGCAGGGGCAGGGGCAGGCGGCTGCCCCTGCTGGCGCCGGTCAAGTTCAGCCTGGACTTCCCGAAGGCGAGCACGCCGGTCAAGTTCAGCCTGAACTTCCCGAAGGCGAGCACGACGGGCCAGTTCGGCTTCCAGTTCTTCGCGTGTAGGCATCAGCGACCCCCGGACTGAAGTGCTTCAAGTTCAGCTTCAAGTTCGGCAACAGTTCTTTCGCTGAGAGGTTTAGGCGGGGGCCGCTGCGCGGGCGCTGGCGGAGGCACGGGTGCAGGTGCAGGTGCAGGTCCCTGCGGGATGCTGAAAGGTTCAGGGCGCAGTTCTTCCCGACCGATGAACGGCTGGGTGGTTTGCGGCGCGATGCCCTGCATCAAAGCGGACCGGACGGTGGCAGCCGTTTCGGGTCCAAGTTCAGCGGCACGATTGTAGGTGGCCAGTGCGGCTTCATCACGCGCGATTTGCTCACCTGCGGCGATGCGTGCCAGCGTTGCCTGGCGGACACGATCCCAAGCGGTGACAGCACCACGGTTCGAATCAAGCGGAGCACTGGGCGGTGCTGGAAGGTTCCTGGCAGGGTCGTAGCTGGCCAAACCCGTGTCCATCATCCGGTCCCGTTCGATGCGGGCTGCTTGTCGTTCATCGGCGATGCGCTGGACTTCCTGACGGTCCAGTTCTGCTTGGCTGGGTTCAGCTTGCAGACCCTGCATCAAAGCCGCACGGCGAGAACTTGGGGTCAAGATGTCCGTACCCAAGTCCACGGACAGGGCTTGGTCCAGTTCCTGAAGACGGCGCTGAAGGCGGGTCTGGATCTTCTGTTGTTGCGCGGCCGCAGCCTGCATGTCATCCGCTTCGATCTTCTGGATTTCCGGCAGGGGTGTACCGGGGGCAACCTTGGCCATGCGCTGTTGGACAGCATCACGGGTGGCCAATGCAGCCATGACCTTGCGCCGTTCGTCGGGCGTCAAGGCACCCAACGAATCCATGATCTGCTGTGCCTTCAGGCCACTGGCGGCCATCGACTTGGCCGCTTGGAACCCCTTGGAAGTACGGTCGTTCAATTTCCCCGTAAGGTAAGCATCCACATCGGTACGCGGATCGGCCATTTGTGCCGCTTCGAATCCGGTCACGAAGTCCGTCATGTCCGTTCGCAGCGACCGAAGCAAAGGTGGAATGGCCGCTTCAGCTTGTGCGGCTTCGGCACCTTCGAACAGTTCGACGGCCAAGGTTTCCTTGGTCTTGCCTGCCAGACGTTGTTCGGATGCTTGGACACCCCTGCGAGCTTCTGCTTCGCGCTGCAAAAGACCCAAGTACATCGGGTCGTAGGCAGTGACTTCAAGACGGCGGAACCCGCCCTTCTTGTTTGCTTCGTCGTACAGTTCCTTTGCGACGGCCATTCGATCCGCGGGGATTTCGTCCGCGGTCACCTGACCATCATCCAAAAGTGCTCGCTGGTAGGTGTTCAGAAGTTCTTGGTCTTGGTCTGCCAGACTTTCGTACCAAGAACGACCTGCGGCCCCACCCTGGAAGGCACGCGGCCCAAGGGCATCCGCAAGGTCCAGTAGCAGTTGCCCAGCGGCTTGCTGGTTGGCTTGTGACTGTCGGGCAGCGGCACTTCCCTGAGCGATTTCCGCTTGCTTAGGCTTGTTGGCAGGAACTTGCAGGTTTTCGGGGAACCCCTTGGCCCTGGCCGATTGGTACAGGGTGGTCCATTCTTCTTCGGATGCAGTCGCGTTCAGGCCGGAACGAACGGTGGCCCAAGCGGGTGATGCCGGTGCGGTGTTGGCGGGCAAGGACTTGACTGCGTCCAGCGCATCGGTGAATTCCTTGGCCTTCTTCTTTTCACCAAGGACCGGTGCAGCCTTCAGGGTGGCCAAGTTCTGCGCCGCAGCGAACACGAAGGCATCAGACGATTCACGGGGACGGATGTTGTCAGCGTACTGCTGCCGCCGCAATGAAATGTCATCCATCGCCTTGCGTTCAGCGACCAAAGCATCAAACTGAGAACCCGCAACAGTCTTAGCGGATTCCCATCGTGCTTTGCTGCTTTGCACCGGAAGGTAGACGTCAGTCAGGACTTGCTTGTACGTCGGCATCCGTCACCGCCAAGTGGAAGTCGGGTTGGTCAAGAACGACCCGTACGTCCCAAGGGGGGACACGGGGGACGCGGGTTGCGCCTGCAAGGTCCGCTGAAGTTGACGGGACACATCCAGTTCGGCTTGCAACTTGGCCTTTTCAGCCAAGGCATCCTGCATGGCCTTTTCACGTTTGTCGATGCTGGCAGTCAGGGCAGCCGAACCAAGATCAGCGGCACCGGTCAGACCAGCAAGCAGGGCTTGACGCTTGGCGACCTTTTCCTGTTCTTGCAACCCGGCCAGTTTGCTCAATTCGGCACGTTGCGCTTGCACTGCCAGCCGATCAGCTTCAGCGATGTCCCGTGCCCCTGCCTGTCTGGCAGCCGCCAGTGTTTCTGTAGTCGCCAGCCCGCCCATGAACGCTTCACGGGCCGTGACCCCAGGCCCCGCGGCCCTAAGCGGTTCCAGGTCGCGCAGGGCAGCCCCGCGTGCCACGACCTGCCCCGCTTCCATCCGGCCCCGTTCCGCAGCGGACAGACCCAGTTGGTCTTGGCTGCGCAACCGTTGCAGTTCTGCCAAACGACTTGCATCTTCTTCAGTGAAGATGCCTTTTGCGGCTTGCCGCGCCGCAATGGTCTTGCCCAGGATGCTTGCCCCTGCAAGGCCCAGTGCAACAGCAGTTCCAACAGGCATCGCTTCCCCCTACTTGCCGAGATTCTAACCATCGGCAATTAGCCAAGTCGTTCAGGTGTAGGACTCGATCGTGACACCCCAGTTCAGAATGGCAGTCCGGCTGACACGACCCCAAGCGGACAATCCGACCGTTACGGGTGCCACGATGTTGTCAGACCACCTGTTGACGACCACCGTGCCTTCCGAATCGTTCCAGCCGCTGAACTCGTACGGAGCATCGGGCTGGACCATGTACGGGATCGAATTGTCGAACCCGAAAGCAGAACGCGGGGCGACCGAAGAACGGCTGACTTGTGTGAAACCAGGGGTGCCGACCCAGTAGCTGATCCAGGTGTCCCGATTGGCCACGCCACCCGGCAAAGGACGGTCGTCTGGACCTGCAATTGTCTCGGCCCACCAGGACAGGATGACGTCACTGCGACGGCGTACTTCGATGCGCAAAGTGGTCAATGGGATGGGAGCCCAAAGACCGTCGCCGGACCCGTTCAGGGCTTGCGTGGCGAAGGTCAAGCGCGTCAAGGTAGCCGCTGAATTCTGGCCGCCCTGATGGCCTGTGACGCCGTGCTGGATGCCAGTGGTCAGGTCGATGACCGGTGGCCCTGCGATGTGTCTGGTGTCGGCCCAATCGCCACCAGCGATGTCTGATGAAGGGATGCCTTCATGCAAGTACACCCGAAGGGCATCAGTGTTGCCGTTCCATTCACCGGTGACCAGTTTGGTGGTGAAGGTTGATGGTGGCGAGTACGGCATGTCTACTCCATTCAGCCAAGGCGCTGGACAATCGCGGTCAAGAACCCAGACTGGTGGTAGGCGGTGTGGTTGACACCTGCGATGTCATCGTAAGCAAGGCAGTTCTTCAGCGACACCAAGGCATTGCATGGGTGGTACAAGGCGGGCTTGAAGACCACCCGAATCCCGTAGACGGTGACACCAAGGGGCGGTGAGTAGATCCAGCTTCCCCGAAGGGTGCGCCAGCCACGCGCGTACACCGCGTCATCATCCATGCGACCATCATCCACGTTGACCCCGCGTGACACCCATGCGGGTTGCACACTGGTCGCCGGGCATTCGTCGATGGGTCCACCGACCGCACCGCGGGTCGGGATGTTGAACACATCGTTGAACACCGTCTGACCGGGCACCGCGACCCAGTTGACCTTGGCGTTGCTGGTCACATCCCATTCCAAGTAGAACGGGATGCCGTGGAAGGCATCCGTCACCGTGATTGTCGTGGGGATCGGTGTCACCACATCGAACTGGCCCAATGCTCCCGCTGTGTCGTAAGGCGTCCCAGTCCAAGTAGAATTGACTTTCAGTGCCCATGACACCCGAAGAAGGTCAACCAGGGTCAAGGTGAAGCCGGATGCTCCAAAGTCAATGATGCTTGGGTTGGTGCCAGTCGGGTCGATGACTGGTACTGAGTAGTTGGGTGCAGCCGATGGTGCGGCAATCAGCGGTGTGGTCACCACATTGGACACCAAGTTCCAATCGGGTGGTCCGATGGTGACTGTTTGTGCTCCATTCGGGCGAACGATTTGCTGAGCATCGTACTGCGGAAGATCACATGCACCATCTCGCATGTTGTCCGCGTCAATGGCCACTGTGGCACTGGCGAAGTCCGTGAACCTGGTGTTCAAGTCCGCGTTCGACAGGCTGTTCAATTCGCTAAGCGGTGTTCTTCCGGGCAACCTGGACATTAGCGGAACCTCCCGATGGCGAAGAACTTGGATGCGTACAAATGTGCTCGAAGCAAGTTAGCGTTGGTGGTCACATCTTGGAACGCATCATCAGGGCCATTCGGGGTCACGGACCAGTACAAGATGGCTTGTGGGTCACCAGCGGGCAGGAACGTGGTGCCCGTTAGCTGGAACGTGTCATGCGGGCTGCAAGGCCCAATGCGTTCAGCGACAACCACACCGCCCACCACAATCTTCAGGCCGATGTGATTTGGGTTGCGGGCGAACGTCGAATTGACCGTAAGAGCAAAGAACTGGCTGACCAAGACGTTGCCAGACCAGTTGACCATGATGTTGCCACCCTTGTGGCCCACCAAGGTCAACTGCTGGGCGATCATCCACCCGACAACCGAATTGGCCCCCGTGAAGGCACGCCACGAACTAAGCGACGAAACACCAGTGTCGGTGACGTTGGTTTGCTCTGCTAAGCCTGATGACCAGATTCGATGCTTGGCGTACTGCTTGAAGGTCAGTTCCGTAAAGCTGTCCGCAGGAAGCTGGGTGCGGTCCAGACCTTGGAAGCTGGACCGCAGGGATGAAAGTTCCTGATCCATGCCACCGGGCAACACGGCGGTCCCGGTGATGGGTTCACTGGTCTTCCAAGTTTTCATCGTTGACCCCCGACACCGCGCATCCCTTCGGGCGCTACGTTGCCTTCGATGGTGAACCCGACCAGAACAACGTCATCGTCGGTACGGAACTGGAAGCTGAATGTCTGGCAACGGCGTTCGCCCACTGAAAACCGGACTGGGATTGCCATGCCCATTGCCGAATTGAAGTCGTCCTGTAGGACTTGCACCAAGGGCAGGCTGGCGCCGTCCAGGTCCGTCAGGTTGGCCGCCCACACCGGAAGCAAGGGTCCATTCGGGGGCTGGCTTAGCAGCGCCTTGGTCGAAGACGTGTAGGGGCCGGTGCCGTTGACGGCGGATTCCAGTTCGACCTTCACATTGCCGGTGCTGATCAAGTACAGCGTGACGTAGGTGACTGCCTTCAGTTGCTGTGCATCACCGAAGTCAAAGTAGGGCGACCGGTACACGGCTTCAGGCGGGTCAGCAAACTTGAAGGTGTCCTGATCGTAAACCAGACCTTGCGCCCGACGCTTAGATGCGACGAACAGCCCACTGGGCAGCGGTGGTCCTTGACCCGTCTGTCCTTCGTTGTGTCCGAAGATGACTTCTCCATTTGGCAGTGTGCCGAAACATCCAACCGGCCATCCCTTGCGCAACGTGAAGGACATCACACCTTCAGGCGAAGGGCACCGGGGATGCCACACGATGCCCAAGTCGGTGCGGTCACTTCCATTCGAAGGAACTTGCAGCCAGTACTCAGACCGGATGGGATCCCACACGGCTACGGATCTTGCCAGTGCAGGACCGTTCGGTGCCACCGCCCGGTTCCACACTTCACTGATGGAAGGGCTGTCACTTAGCTTGCGGACCGAAGTCGTCGAACCACCGACCGTTCCGCCTTCCACCAAGTACAAGCCGTCACGGGCGGCAAAGACAACTCCAAATGGAGTTCCCACCGCAGAATGGGGTGCCAAACACTCCACCCCGGCAAGCAAGGTGGTGGCTTGCAAATCGGGTCCGATGACGTCCAAGCACTTTTCGCGGAACACAAGCAGATTGGTGTAGTGGGCCAGAAGTCCGGTCAGCATCCCGCCTGTGCTGGACAATGTGACCTGATCACCAAGCGAGAACCATTCAGGGCTTTCGACCCGTGAGTAGAACAACGTGAACGGGTCATCAGGGCTGCCAGCGATGAACAAGCGACCCAAGAAGGTCGCTGCAAACATCGGCGTCTTGATGGGCAGTTCGATGCGGTCACCGGGCAGGGGCTGGGCCGCACCCAAGGCAGCGGTCAGCGTGTAGTCGAAGATCAGATCGTCCACGTTGTTCGGGATGGTCAGGCTTAGGTAGATGGCATCATCCCCTTCGGTGGGTGAACCATCAGCCCAGTTCTGGCTACGCCAAAGGCGTCTGGCGGACGTTCCAGGTGGCCCGACCGGGATGCGAATGGCAGGCACATGCTTCGCACCCAAGGTCTGCGAAGCTGGACTTTCCCAAGACAAGACGGTGGTAGCCGACAGCGGGCCTTCTCCACCCAGGTCGCTGACGAAGCTGACCCTGTAGTTGTAGGCGTTGACTTCCGGATCACTACCGGTAGTGCCGTAGCCGATGCCCGCAAGGTTCGGGTAGCCAAGGCAAGTTCCCGAAGTGGGCCACCAAAGGCTGACTGAATCGCCTGTGGTGCTGGTGTTTGTGGTCGCAGGTGAACCGGTGCTGGCGTCAATCGGGGTGACGGTCAAGGGCTGCGGTGGTGGGGCCGTGATCATGCCGAAGGGCCGAACAATTTGCGCCACGGTGCCTGGTGCGACGGTGATGCCGGGCAGGGGCCACGGCTGGATCAGCAACGGTGTGTCCCGCCCGTTGGTCACCAGGACCCCATCGGCTACCGGGGTGTAGATTGATGGTGGCGTCAGGTTCGTGGGGATGAACCGATCGGTAGACAGGGCCAAGATGCTTGGAGTGTTTCCGCCGAAATCGTGCAACAAGTACAGCGTGCCGCCAGATTCAAACAGCACGAAGTACATGCCCGCTGACGGTGACCAAACGAACAGGCTGTCAATGCGACCAAGGCCGCTGAATGGAGCGTAGCCCAGACTGATGTTGGGGAAGTAGGGTTCCCATCCAATGCGACTGGACCACCCACCGGACCCACCTGTGCTGGCCGCACGGAACGAGTCATCCCAGACTAAGTTCTCACCACGAAGGATGGCTTGTGAGTTCGCCGGTACGTTGATGGTCAGGCCAGTCTTCATGGAATCACCTTGTACGGGCCAAGGCTCAGCGGCCCTTTGGTGGATGACTGACCACCCATCATCACGACAGGAGCAGTGGACTGAATCAAGTACCGCTGAGTCATTTGCCGGTAGGAAGCATCACGAAGTTCTTTCTGCATCCGGGACAGGGATGGGTTGTCCAGTCGCATGGCACTGGTGCAAGCAGCTTCATGTTCGATGACCGATGCAGCATCAGGCGGGATCAACGGCGCGTCGCCGTCTTCGATCATCGGTTGCGGCAGGACTTGGACCCGTGCTTGGTAGTCGGTCACTTCGGCAGGATGGGGCCACAGGTTGAACCGTTGCGTCTGGCCAAGGGCCTTGTACGGGACCGCCGTGGTCTGGAAGTCTTCAGACGTCAGGTTGGTCAAGCTAAGGTCTGGCGTCAAAGTCAAACCACCCAGCGGATCGGAACCAGCGCCCACCAGGACGGGTCGCTTGATGCCCAAGGTTGGCGATGCCACGTAGAACCTGCGGTAGTAGCCGCTGGATGGGTTGATGGCAGGTGCCGTGAAGGTCAAGGTCTGCACATCACTTAGCTTGTACTCCACAGGTGGAGACAATGCAGATTCGCGACCGGCCCACACGAAGGTCTGGTAGACCAGCAAGGTGCGGACACCTTGGGCCACGGCTGCCACGGTCGCCACGCCTGAAGGGACACGCGGCGTCTGGATCTTGACGCTGCTTGACGGGATGAAGTACAGACTTCGACCCGTGGTCTTGGGGTCCAAGCGAATCTGGTCCCGATTCAGTTTGGTCATCGCCCGTTGCGGTTCGGGGATGCCAATGGACAGGTCAAGCAGACCTTCAACGGATGATGTGTCCGAAGGAAGGTTGATTTCCCGGTACTGCAAGGTAACCGTGTACGTCCCGGTGCCTTCATCCAGGGGCGTGGTCAAGTAGACCCGGATGCCTGCCAAGTCCGCGAAGCTGACCGTGTACGTGCGGGACTGAACGCCAGTGGAACTGGTCAGGAACACCGTGTGGCCGTCAGCGGCGGCCCGACCTTCGGCAGTCAAGGAAGGCAGGTCGACGAAGGCATCACCTGCTGTCACCGCCACATTGACTTCGGTGAAGTCAGGGAACACGCGCACAATGTAGTCGCGTTGGGCAAAGGACCATCGGTGCGAACCCAAGACCTTGGTTTGCGCCCGGTTGATCAAGCCGTCCAGTTCGACCGTGTAGCTTTCGTTCGTCGGGTCGTAGTTCAGGAAGCTGGAAACAGCGGACCTGAGATCAGCGAGAGTGGTCATGCGAAGGCCCCCTGTAGGCCATTGTAACCTACAGGGGGCCTAAGTCGGGGCGAGCCCGATCAGGCGCCGATGCGACCAAGAACGAACACGGCGGCCTTGTTGGCGGCCTCGTTGCTCATGGCCACCGCGACCGCACCGTTGCCACCCGCGCCAAGCTGCTTGGTCGAAGCAGCGAAGCGAATGGCGACCACAGTGTAGGCTTCGCCGGTCGTCACGGTGAAGATGGCGTTGGTGCTGGTGTGAGCACCAGCCGTCACCACGAAGGCGCCGCCGGTGAGGTTCTGCGGGATGGCCATGACCAGGTCAGGGATCACGCCAAGGCCGTGGGGGGTGTTCTGCGGAGCGGCGTTGCCGACGACCGGTGCGCTGATGAACGCAGCCTGGGTGCTGGTCGCGGCGTTTTGCAGACCGGCAAGGCGGCCAGCGGTGGTGCCGACGAACAGGCCCTGGCCGGCGACCACACCGGTTTCCACATCGGCGGAATCGACGTAGCCGTGGGTGGCGACCCGGACGGTCCCACCGGACGTGGCGGCTTCCAGGGCGACGCCGACGACCAGGCTGCCCGCATTGGCCGGGGCCTCAACGACGACGGCAGCCTTGTTGGCCGCGGTCTGGCTCAGGTCGAAGGCGACGGTGTCGCCCGCGGCGATGGTCCCGCCCGCAAGGAAGGTCAGGGAGTTGGCTTCCAAAGCGGGGCTGATGCCACCGTCTGCGGTCAGCAGGGGGAGGTTGTAGAAGCTCATGGATCACCTCAACTAACGTGAAGGGTTGCGAAGCAATCAGGAGTTGGTGAGCACGCCGTGGGCGTTCAGGCGGCTGGTGGTCAACTGCAACTTGGCACTGACCGTGGCCACGTAGACGGGAGCACGGGGGTCACGGACGAACTCGCTGACGCTGATCAGCGCGGGGCCGCCGTTGATGCCCAGCTTCTTGCGGGCCGCGGCAACACCGCCACCCTGGAAGGTCGCCACGTTCACGCGCAGGTACTTCGAACTGAGCATGTAGGCGTCGATGACGTCCGTGCCAGCACCACCCGCGTCCGCGTCGAAGCCCATGCGGGCGTCAACAAACAGGGCCATGCCGTTGTAGACAGGGATTTCCTGCTGAAGCGTGCCGAAGCCCAGCTTGTCAAGGCTAAGGTACTGGATCTTGGTGTCCACCAGACCGGCCAGCTTGTTGAAGAACTCCTCGGAGCAGATGCACACGTCGGGGTTCATGCCGGACTGCGCCCGGATGCCGGTCATGATGACGCGGACATCGTTTTCAGCCAGGGTGCCACCAGCCGAATCGAACTGGCTGAACCAGCCGAAGGCACGGAACGCGGTCTGGCTAAGGCCCAGGACGGTGTTGGTCTGGCTGGCGGGGGCCACACCCTGGAACCAACCGGTGCTGGAACCGATGCCGTTCAAAGTCTCCAGCGAGGAGAACCGGCGGGAAGCGGTGGCCGCGGCACCCTGAAGCACCGACAGGCTGATGCGGTCGGCCATGTCTTCGACCACGTTCATCACGCGGTCTTGCAGGAAGTCAACGGCGCCTTCGCTGGACATGGCGTTCAGTTCCGATTCGCTGATGCGGATCGGCTGGTAGAACTCGGCGTAGTCGGCGGTGGCCTTCTTTTCGATCAGGCCAACGGTCGTGTCCAGATCAGCGTAGGCGTCCGCGCCGGTCAGGATTTCGGTCGCTTGGCTGTGGTAGCCCAGGGACACCGGCTGGATGATGCTTTCGCCACCACCCTTGATGACCTTGATGCTGTTCGGAGCAGAACCGAAAGCGCGAAGGACGTTGTTGGCAGAAAAGGTGGAGTCCTCGGCCTGCGCGATCAGCAGGGGGAGAACTCGGTTTGCGATCGAAGTGATCGGCGTGGGCATTTGGGTGGCCCTCCTTGGGATTGTGGGATGAACACACTGAATGGCATGTCTTCGGCGGGTTCCCTGCCAAGGGGAGTGCCTTCATCAGTTCGACCTTGGCGGGTCCACCTGACAGGCATCAGGTGGGGGTCGTGGTCTGAACCGCGTGTTTGCATTGTAACCAAGACTGCGCAATCAGCTTTGCTTCGCGATGGCCAAGATGTCTTGAGCAGACAAGTGCGACGCAGGCTTGCGGGGCACATTGGGGACAGCCGCTGATTGGCCATGGGCGGGTCGTGCCGCTTGTGTCTTGGACACAGCTTCAGTCTTGGCCTTGGCCCGTGCTGCTGCTTCCAGTTGCAAGCGTTCGGCTTCGGCCTTGACCCGCCGTGCCTTGACCACCGTGTAGGCATCATCCAGGTGCACGAACCGACCCTTGGATTGAGCACTGGTCAGAAGTTCTGCCACTTCGTCCTGCATGGTCTGGTCACCCGCAAAGTCAGGGTGAGCTTCAATCCAGGCATCCAGTTCGGCTTCCTTGCGTGCCAGTGCTTCGGATTCGGTCCGCTTCCGTTCTTGTTCCCGCACAGGGGCCAGTTCGGCTTCCAGTAGACGCCGTGCTTCTTCTTGTGCCATTCGGCGCAAGGCGTTGGCGTCCCAAGGGTCAACCACTTCTGCCTGCTGTTGATTGGCAGCGGGGGGCGGGCTTTGCATTTGCTGTTGAGCAATCCGCCGTGCTTCGTTCAGCATGGCTTCGGCTTCGGCACGAATGCGAGCCGCTTCCTGCGTCTTGTGCGTTGCGTCGGCTTGAATTCGTTTGGCATGGGCAGCCAGTTCATGCTGGCCAGCCGCTTCCAGCGCCTTCAGGGACGCGCCCCAGCCCAACTTGGTGCTGGGCACCGGATCGGTCTGTTGGGCAGGCGGTGCGGCTTCCTGTTTCGTGGAATTCACACGGGTGTCATCGCCTTCGGGGGGAGACGGGTCATCCGAAGGGGTCGAACCATCGTTCGAAGCATCTTCCCCTGCTGCCTGTGCATCAGTGGAATCGGCAGCAGTTTCGACTTCCGCGGGTTCGGGCATGTCAGCCGCGAGGGCGAGAATGTCTGGGCCAGTCTTGAACATGCTTACATTGCCTCCATGAAGGTCTTGCGGCTTGCCAGCGCGCCGCCCGGTTTGATTTCAATTTCCACTTCGGTTCCCTGACCTTCTTCCTCCCCTTCCACTTCCCCTTCCCCTTCGGGGGGGGCGGCTTCCTGTTCCATGAAGTCCAGGAAGTCAGGGTCGGACATGGCTTCATCCATGATCGACGTCAACACCGCGGGGTCGATGCCACCTTCCAGACGGATGGCAGGGTCACCTTTGCTTTCCCGGTAGGCGTTCAGGGCCGTCAGGGCGAAGGCCAAGGCTTGCAGGTCTTGCGGTCCACCCGTGGGCTGGATGGACATGCCCGTGACCTTCGATGCCATGGCACATGCCGACTTCAACAGCATCTTGCGCACCGATTCGGACATGCCTTCCAAAGCCGGATTGAGCTTTTCCGCCAAGTCAACCTGCACTTCGTCTGCCGATTCCTTTGCGGCTTCGGTGACCTTGGCAGGAACTGGCATGTCAGACGACTTGTTGAGCATCGGCAAGGGGCACCTCGGTTTGGTTAGGAGTGGCAGCCATGGGCTGTGTCGAAGGCAGGAAGTTTTCGGGCAGGTTGTAAGCCCGAATCATCGCTTCCAGCAGTGCGGGTGCAGGGACACCAAGCTGGGCCAGGACCGGGGCCAAGCGTTCCAAGTCCTGCCGTTGCTGGAAGATGCTGGACGGGGTGTTTGCACCATCCACCGCGACGAAGGACCAATCACCTTCCAGGTCCTTCGCAGACAACAGCTTCGGTCCAAGGGGGCGTGGCAGGCTGACTGCTTCCACATCATTGCCCAGCATGACCCGAAGCAAGGCAACGGCCACTTCGGCTGCCTGCGCTACGGAATTGGCCAGGATGCTTGCCATCTTGCCCAGCTTGGTGTCCGCGTAGGCGGCAAGCTGGTTGACTTCAGTGGCCGTGGCCTTGGTTGCTTGACCCAAGGTGAACCCTGGCATCATGCTGGCCTTTTCCAAGTCCTGCAACAATGCAGCCTTGTAGTTCGGGACGTCCGGTGGTACTGGCAGCAAGGGCAGCGGGATCAAGGTTTCGCCCAAGGGCACATCACCCATGTGCTGTGGCGTGATCACCGTGCTGTCCTCACCACCTTCCAGTGCAAGCCTGCTCGCTTCATCCAGCGTGTCTGGGCTGGTCATGTACAGGCGGCGAGCTTTCTTTGCCATCAGGTCTTGGGCCGAAGACACATCATTCAGACTTTGAAGCTGCGGGCGATTGACTGCCACGAAGCTAAGCCCTTCCATGGGGTCAAGCGGGTCCGGGTTGTAGATCAAGGGCACAACCGGAATCAACGGACTGCCACTGGATGAGTAAAGCATCCCGTCAATCCGTTCGACTTCTGCATCGTCCTGGTCAGCTTGGTCTGCGACGCGACCGCCCACTTGGATTTCTTCGCCTTCGTAGACCCAGCCTTCACCCTTGTAGTCGGGTGACCAGACCACTTGGCGACCTTCACCGGGCATCCAGACGTCCACGGCGATGACGTACCGTTCATCGGATGGAGCAAGTCCAGGGCGTGATGGATCCCAGTTCTCGGACTTGGGGTGCGCCATCCAATCGTTGATGGTCGTGCGGGGGTAGTCAGACAAGGCTTGGTCCAAGGGGATTTCGGTGATCAACCCCACCCATCGGCTGCTTGGCCAGTCTGGTGCGTCCAGGTCCCGCACAACCCGCCACGGGTGCGCAGGCAGGATCTTGACCCGATCCATTGGATTGCGTGCACGGGTCGGGGCCACCACAAGGTAGGCACCGGGGAACACCAACCCTGCCTTGGTCGCTGCTTCGATCGAATTGATCGACTTGCGCAGGATTTCGTTGGCGCAGGCAGCGGCCAGTTCGGCGTTGCCTTCGCCGTAGACACCTTGTTGGCCGATGACCGCTGGTGCCCGAAGGAACAGACTGCCCACCAGCGATTCGACCAACTGGAACGTGACCGGGACGGGCGTACCTTCACCATCGTTCCGGTACAGGCTTAGCAGACCACGCAGTTCATCGGCCCGACCGGACCAATGTTCGCGGTGAGCTTCGTAGATGGTGCGGAACCGTTCAGGCGTCATGTTCATGGTGCTGCATCCTTCGGATTGATTGTAACCCCGCGCAAGGCGCGGATTCGCGCGGTGTACTGACCCGTAGTCAGGTGGACCTTGCGGTGGGTTGGTGGGGCTGATGCCAAGGCAACGGCCCCCAGTGCATGGGCCATGGCCAAGTCATCGTGCATGCCCGCAGGTGCTTCCGGGTTCTTCTTGCCCGCTGGAACGCACAGGGCGGCCAGTTCCATGTAGGAAGCCGTGTCGGTCGCCACCAGCTTGCCCGTAGCGATCAGGGACCGCAGGGCTGCATGTGCTTCGGCCTTGCTTGATTCGGTAGTCGTCCAGGGCTTGTAGTTCTTGTAGTACAGGTGGGGGTAGCCGACTTCCTTCAGGCGGTCGATGACCGGGCTGCCAAAGGAATTGGATTCCACCAGCGCGAAGGCATTGTTGTACCTGGTCCCGATTTCTGCAATCTTCCGAGCCAAGTCCAGCGGTTTGATTTGATTGCTTCTGAATGTGGCCACCACGGTCTGCAAAGCAACTGAGTACATCACAATCGCGCTGTAGTCATTCCTGACACCGCCACCTACGTCCACACCCATGACGTAGCCTTCGTGTTCCTGTGGGTGTTCCAGGATGCACAATCGGTCAGGGCTTGATGCTTGCTTGGCTGCGACCTTGGAAATCTCATCCGGTTCGTACCAGGATCCGGTGCGGGCCAAGAAGCATTCGCTTGGCTTGGATGGGTAGTCCACCCGGAACCGGAAATGGCCGGGTTCGCCTGCTTCGGTGAATTCGGCAATCTTGGCCCGGCGCCAGTTCAGTTGCGCATCGTCCAGGTTCAGTTCTTCCGCCAAGACCTGTTCTTCTGGCGTGCGTTGCCATCCAGCAGGTGGTGTCAGCCGATGTGCCGGTGAGCTTTGCCACCAAACGTCGATGATGGTCCATTCACCTGGGTCCGGTGGATTGCTGGGATCCCATGGCTTCGCCTTGGAGCAAAGTTCATGGAACTTGTCGAATGGTCGGTTCGGAGTTGATTCGATCAACACCCGACCGCGCAGACCACCAAGGGCCATCAACATCCCAACAGGGTCTGCGTAGTAGGCGATCTCGCTTAGGTGAGCACCCCTGAACACCATGCCACGAACACCATCGGCATGCCCTGCTGTGGCACTGATGCTGGTGGCACCGGTGTCCTGTAGTTCGGTTCGGTTGACGCTGGACTTCTTTAGCTTGCGGTCCAACAGGGGGTTGAGCTTGGCAAGTTGCGTTGTCCACATGGCGTCCAGCTTGCGAAGTTCGGCGCTGACGGCGGCGACGTGGGCAACGCAGACGTAGGTGTGTGGGTTCGGACTTCTTAGAAGTTCCCGCAGGAAGTAGGCTCGCCCTGCTGTACTGGCACCCGTCTGCCGGGCCTTGCGGACGATGACCTTGGCCTCTGGGGAGTGGTCCAGGGCAGCCCAGATCATCTGTTGTTCTGCGTTGGCTTCGAAGGGGACAAGATCACCGCTGGTCTTGTCCACGATCTTCAGCAGACTGGCAAACTTCCACATGGGCACAAGGTCCCAGATTCCGGGCAGTACCTTGGACTTGCTGGACTTACCGGAAGAAGATGCTGATCGGACCAAGGGCGTGACTCCGTGCTTGTTCTTTGGTGGACAGCATGACTTCGGGATCTGCTCCTGTGGTTGAGTTGTCGGCAAGTTGTTGTGTGTACTCACCTTCAGGGTTCGTTTCTTCCTGTTGCCCGAAGTCGATTGGGTCACCGGGCTGGTGTTGGGGTGCAGACCGTGCCCACTTGCTGGCCAGACCGCGCATGGCCATGGTCGCCCAAGTGGACCATGCACCCCGTGCGGGGTCCCAGCCGCTGTTGGTTCGTTCGGTCAGGTGCAGTAGGTACACCGCGATTTCTTGCGTGACGTCGTCATGGTCCCATGTGGGCCGGTACTGCCTTGCACTTCTGTAGATGCCCGCACGATGGGCCAAGCGCGTGTGTTCACCACGGGCCAGGGCCGTCAGCAAGCGGTCCCGTCTTGCCATGGATGCCACCCACGTCGCCGCCCGCGCAGCGGCGCCTTCATGGGTGGGCGGCAAGATCAACACAGGGCTTCCGCAGGACGTGGATGGCCTTCATGCTTCGACCAGTTCAGGGTCGGGGACCAGCCGCAGGATGTTGGCAAGCTGGGCCATGGCTGGGTCTTGGGCCCCCCCTTCGGGGGGATCGCCGTGTGGGCTTGGGGCTGCCAGTGCCCGACGGTACTCACGCCGGTCACTGACGATCTTCCAGGCGATCTCGCACCTGGCGCGGGATGGTTCCTTTTCCTTCACGGATTCCCGCAGTGCGGTCAACGCTTCGGGCAACAGCTTTTCCATTTCGGATTCGAGGTCGATTAGCTGTGCACCTACCGGCGCAGGGGTCGGTAGCGGGGATTGCGCCGCAGCCTGGGCCGGGGTCGGCGGGGTCGCCAGCGCGGCTTCACCGGCTTGGTACTTGGCCAGGGCTTCGCCGGTGATCTCACGCGTTGTGAACGTGGTCCCGCACTGTTCGCTGGAACAGCGGCGGAATCGGTACGGCAGCCCATCCGGACGCCTGTCGGCAGGGATGGTCTGCTTGGCTGGGGCGGGGCTTCCGCACTTAGGACAGTTCATGGCTACAAGATTACTACTTTTCGGAACCACTTGTCAACCGAAGTAGTAAGGCCCTGTGGCCGCGCTGGAAGGCTTCAGGGCGGTTCCAGACTTGGGGCCTTACGCGGACACGGACCCATGGCTGAAACCCCCCTGTGGGCCTACCTGTGGGCCTGGGGGGGCCAGGAAGCCTGGAAGGCACGCGCCGCTGCGCGGGCGGGTGGGCGCAGGGCGCGCCACCGGTTCTTGCTGGCGTTCATCTTGGCGTGGCTGTCCACGCAGGCGGGCCAACACCCACCGCTGTAGTTGCCGATGATGTCGACTTGGTCTGGGGCATCGACCAGCGTGACCATCGCCCGCTTCAGTACGCGGGATCGACGCAGCAGGTTCTTGTACTGCGATTCGATGACCATGCACATCCACCCGGAGTACTTGTCGCGGCCACGTCCCTTGGACCAGTGCGACTTGGCTGACCGGCTACGGACGATCAGGGTCATCCGGAAGTGGGCCAGGATGTCTTCCCATTCCATGTCGCCCACGGGGCGGGCTGGGATGCCCAGGTGGCGGGCCAGCCGGGGGACGTCCGTGATCAGCCTGCGTGCCCACACGGGGTCGCCCGTGAAGTCCGGGCTTGGACGCCCATCAGGGGTGGGGCAGGCATCCAGGCTGTCAAGCCAAGCTGCGATGTCGTCGTCGGTCCAGGTCACGGGCACGGTCGATTCCTGCATGGTGGGTGGGGCCGCCGCTGCGCGGCGGTCCCTTACCGCGTTCGCAGTCGATGGGCCGCCGCGCAGCGGCGGCCCCTTCCTTGCCCGTGACGGGTTCGGGTGGTGCTGTGACAGGTTTCAGCGGCCGGTG